GGCTCAAGACAGCACCCAGAGGATTTATATAACTTTCTTTTAGAGAACCAAGAGATGCAAACAATCGTTGAGGAAGCACATAGTTCAGAATGTGTACTTCCTGAAGATGAAGTTAAATTACATAAAAAGTGTATGTTATGGGCATCTAAGCGAAGTTATAAGTGGTTACTCTCAAGAAGGAGAGCAGCAGAAACAACAGGTGGTAAAGCTATCTTTGAAATGGTGTATCTTAATAAAGCATTTGTTGATGGTATAACAATGTTTGATATTGATGATATTGATGAATGTAGAGATGTTAATAGAGTAGTAGGACATATTCCATCAGGAACTCATTTAGTAGCAGGGTTAGATCCAGCATCTACTGGATTCCAAGCCTGTGTGTTATGGGCAGCTAATCCTGAAACAGGAATGATGTATCTAGTTGATATAGAAAATGAAGAAGGTGGTGGGATACTACAAGCAAAAGATTCAATCAAGAAGTGGTATGAGATGTATGGACTTGCTCATTGGGTTATTGAGGAGAACGGATTTCAGAAAGCTATTAGACAAGATAAAGATATAAAAGACTATTGTGCAAGACAAGGTGTTTATTTAGAAGGACACCAGACACAGAAAAACAAATTTGATCCTATTTTTGGTGTTGGCTCTATGAAACAGCTATTTCAGGAGAAATTAATAAGTTTGCCTTATGGTAACGCAGAAAGTGAAACTAAGAGTAATATATATCGTAGGCAACTAATTTATTTCTCAACTTCTGCTAGTAGAGGAAAAAGTTACAAGTCTGATGTAGTTATGGCATCTTGGTTTCCAATGCGTGTCATTAGAAGATTACAAAAGGAACGAATAGCAGAGATAGGGTTGGATTATAAACCAAGTTTTGGAGAATGGGATATAAGCGAAATGAACGAAGCACCTTGGAATTAAGATGAAAGCAACAGATTTACAAGATAGAATAACGCAACTACATTACGATAATCAACAAGCATATGCAACAAGAGGTCGTATTCGTGCAATTATGAATGGTGGACCTTCAGGTATTATGGCTTTATTAGGCGACCAGATCAAAGGTTTTCAAGATTGGCAAGTTCCAGTTCCAAACCTTATGTCCACAGGATTAGAGCATTTATCACAAAAGATTGGTAGAATCCCAAACCTTAAAATAGATGTACCTAATGACAGAGATTCACAAAGGTCAAAACAAAAAGCAGAAAAGATTGCAAGGATTATTACTGCTTATGATGACAACCAGAGATTAGATATTCAAATGCCACAGGTTGGTAGGTGGCTACCAGGTTATGGTTTTGCTGTATGGGTTATTAGAGAGAGAAAAGATTCTAGTGGTGTTCCTTATCCCTGTGCAGAACTAAGAGATCCATATAACTGTTTTCCTGGTTATTATGGTGCAGACCAAAAACCAGTAGATTTATCCATAGTTCGTAGAGTTCCAAAGTATGCACTAGAGAATGTCTATCCAGATTTCAAAGATGTAATTAACAGAGATGCTAAACACGAAGGATTAAATATCGGTGGTGGATATGCTTCTCCATATACAGATTCTTATTCAGGTTCTTGGGCTAACTCCAACGGACAGGGAGATTTAGTTGCAGAATATTATAATGATGAAGGAACATATGTATATCATATGGCATCAGGAACAGTACTTGATTTTGTTCCAAATCCATTATCAAGTGGTCCTGCTTTCGTTGTAGCTAAGAAGTTTTCATTTGACCAGCTAGAAGGACAGTATGACCAGATCATAGGATTGATGGCAGCTATGGCAAAGATGAATGTTATGAGCATTATTGCTATGGAAGATGCTGTCTTTACAGAAACAAATATTTCAGGAGAGCTTGAATCAGGACAGTATAGAAAAGGAAGGTTTGCTGTAAACTATCTAGCTCCAGGAACACAGGTTTCAAAACCAGCTTCAAATGTTCCTTATCAGATTTTTCAACAGATAGATAGGATTGAACGACAACTAAGAGTTGGTGGTGCATATCCTGTTACTGATGATGCACAATCTCCACTTAGCTTTGCTACTGGTAGAGGTTTAGAGGAACTAGGTGCATCAATGTCTTTGATGATTAGAGAATATCATACAGTAATGGCAGATGCTATTGAACAGACAGATGCTAAAAGACTTGAGTGGGATAGTGTTATGTATGGTGGAAAACCAAAACCATTATCAGGATATATGGATAATAAGTTCTATGCAGAGAAATATGATCCAGAGAAAGATATAGGATTTAATTATAGAACACGCAGAGTGTATGGAGCTATGGCTGGTTATGATGAACCACAGAAAATAGTTACAGGATTGCAATTACTTCAGGCAGGTATTATTGATACACAGACTTTACAGGAGAACCTTGATGGGTTAGATAACATAGTTAGAGTTAATGAACGAATAACTAGAGAGAAAGCAGATAAGGTATTGTTTGATACTTTACTTACACTATCACAACAGGGAGATCAGAGAGCAACAATGGCTATCGTTGAGATAAGAAAAAACCCAGGAGATGTAGAGAACATTTTAGATAAATTCTTTACACCACAAGAACCACAGATGACAGAGGAAGAAATATCATTTGTTGGAGAACAAGTAGGTCCAGCTCCTCAAGGACCACCACCAGGAATTGCACAGATGTTGGCAGGAATGGGTGGATAATGAACGAATCAGATAAAATATTTGTAGAGATGGTTGATCAACACCTTGTTGATGTTGATGATACAGGAGATGATATTCTTCTTGAAGATTACTTTAAGAGGAGAGCTATTATGGAGAGAATGCCACAACAGTTTCTACCAATAGGTTATATGATAATAACCCCAATTATAGAATTTGATGAGGGAGATTATGGCGACCAGATCTTCTAGTAATAAAAAAGTAACCAATAGAAATACCAATGTTCCACCACCAGCAAGGAACTATTCAGACAATACACAAGCTGTTAGAAGAATACCTGGTGTTACTTATGGAGAACAAGATGCTTTGGTTGAACAACAAAAGATAGCTCCACTTCCTAAAACTGGTACACCAAGAGTTCAAGCTCAATCAAGACCTATGCCTAATGTAGATGTTTTTTCTGAAACTGAATTTACAAGTGAACCTGTAACAGCAGGTTTGCCTTTTGGTCCTGGAACTAATGGTCCAGTTAATACAGAAAATATGGGTGTAGATATGGTAAAAGACTTTATCTATCAAAGTTGGTTAGCAACTGGAGATGATAGTTTACTTGTGTATTTATAATGGCAACATCAAAATATGATATTCCTCACTTTGTTAATCCTGATAGAAACGACATAACAGAACAACAAGCAGTAAGCCTTAGTCAAATAAATCAAGAAAGTGCATCAGTACCTGAAACTATAATGGTTGAAGCTGCAAAGAACAATGTTGATGAATCAATGGTTCAGCAATTAAATAGTTTTTTTAGTAGATCAAATGAAAGCTCATCTAATAGATTAAAAAATGCTGTATTTGATTCTTTGGGAGTTAATCCTGAAACTGGTGGTTTTACAGAATTAGGAATTAAAGGATTATTTCTTGGAGTAAGAGAGTTGTGGGAACAGACTTTTCCAAGAGTAGGTAGAGCAATGTCTTTATCACAACAGGGTGTAGAAAATCCTTGGAAAAAAGCAAAGGTATCTCCAATGGCTATATGGAACGAAAAAAGAAAAGCTGGGGAAACTATTGATTTAGGAACTGGTTTGTTTGGCGATACTAACCCAGAGAAAACAGATATGTATAAAGAGCTAATAGATAATGGAGTATCCCCTCTTGCAGCAAGACAATATGTTCAAAAAAGACTAGGTAAAAATATTTGGACAGACATTGAAGAAGATTCAAGAAAAGTAAAAATGACAGAGGAAACTGCAAAGGCTTTGGAAGCTAGGGGTAGAGGTGGACAAGCAACATTTGGTCGTGTTATGTGGCAACCACTCCATTTTATTGCAGGTCCAGAGGATAGAGCTTATGACTTTTATACAGGAACAATAGATTTAATTGCTAATTTATTTGATCCTTCATTTTTAATTGGGAAAGGTGTAAAGACATATAAAGCTGGAACAAAGATGTTAGCTCTTAGTGATGAAGCAGCAGGATATGTTGGTTTAGCAAATGGTTTTGTTAGAAAGTCATTTAGTAAACGAACAGCTAGAGAAGTTATAGAAGGTAAGGAAGGTTTGAAATTAGGAAAGTTTCTTTTTGAAAACAAAGATAAACCTGCTGAAATATTAGAACAATCTAACTTTAGCTTCGTTAATAAATACATTATGAGAAATCAGGAATTAAGTGATGATGTAACAAGGTTTATGCTTGAATTAGAAAACTTAAATGCTAACTCTGTTGAAGAAGGTGGAAAGCTAGTACAGGGATTATTAACAGATAAAGTATTAGCTTCTGCTACTGGTGGTGTTGTACCTATTTATGGACCAAAGATGAAAAAGTTTGGAAGGACAAGAACTATGTTAGATACATACTTTGGTACTAGATATGGTAAAAGATTAAGTGCAACTAATCCAGATAACTTATTAGTAAATTACACAAAGTTCTTAAAGCTACTTGATCCAACTGGAAAGAATATAGATAGAAATGCTAGGTTGAGTAAACTTATTAAAGAGTTAGATGCTTTAGAAACAAAAGATCCTTTACTTAGAGGAAGAATACTTATATCAGAAATTACAGATGATATTGGTAAAGTTAGAGAAACAATAGAAGGTTCATTAGATGAAAAACAATTAGATAAAGCTAAACCTTTACTCAAGGCTGTATTCACAAACTTAAAGAAATACACAGAAGATGTAAGTGAAGAAGTAGGTAGTTTGGCAAGAAAATATACATCTTTGAATAATATGCCTGAAGATGCAGCAAAGGTTTTTAGAAAACATTGGGTAGATAAGGGGTATTCAGATGAACAAATTGAACAAATGTTTAATACTTTTTCTGGCAGACCAATAATTGAAACTATGCTGACACAAGATTTCTATTTACCAGATCCATCTGATGTTGTAAGGCTAGTTAATAATTTAGACAAAAGTATGAAAGGACAATATCTAAATGTATTAGGTATTGTTGGGGAAGGTCCTGCTGGTAGATTCTTTAATAGCTATACCAGTAAGATTTTCAAACCCCTAGTTCTTTTACGACCAGCTTGGACAGTAAGAGTTATAGCAGAGGAGCAGATAAGAGCAATAGCTGATGGTGTTCTTGGTGTATTAGACCACCCAATAGGAGTTATGGCAAGACTTGGATTGATGGATAGCAGACCGAGTTATGCAAAATCTGGTTGGCTAAATAGTGGTAGATTTGAAGTTGGTATCGCTGAAGCTGAATCAAGAGCATTTAATACATTAACAGGGAAAACAGCACGACAAGGTGTTGAGTGGATTCCAGCAAAAAAGTTTGACACTAAAGGAAATGTTGCTAAAGAATGGAAAGAAGGTCAATTTAGAGTAATAACTAATTATATGGATAGTTATTTAGCTAGAGGTATTGCAAGAGTAAATAGAGCAGCTCCTAAAGATAGAGAAATACAAATGGGGAAATTAATTGATAAGATAGCAACTAATGGAACAGTTGAAAGAGAAGCACTAATCTCTTTAACTGCTGATTTGGGAAATAATTTCACTTATAAAAATCTTAGAACAAGTAAAGATAAAGAGTTGATTAGAGCATTTTTAGATACATTAGATGAAGAAATGACAAAAGCCTTAACTGGTCTAACTAAAGAACAAGGTGGTGTTATTGCTGATGACTTATGGGAGTTAATAGAAACAGGGAAATTTAGAAAAACAGATATAGATCCTGCCAATAAAGCAGAGAATCTCCTAGAGGACTTATATAAAAAATATGGCGATAGTATTGATGATGCTGCTTCAGATAACAACGAAGGATTATGGTTTCAAATTGATATTGATGAATCAGGTAAACAAATTATAGATCTTCAAGCAATATTTATAAAAGAATCACAACGAAATAAAGGTATTGGAAAAGAAATAATAAATGAAATAAAAAAAGTATCTGATGAATTAGGAATACCAATAGTTGCAAGACCTTTAGACAGTTCGGATACAGGTTTTTTTGCTAAAAATAATTTTAAGATGAATCCTGATTACGAAGATATGGTTTATATACCAAAGAAAATAGTAGATCAAGTAGTAGATTTAAGAAAATTAACAAGACCTAAATTAACTAAATCCGAAAAGATAGCATATGATCAAGATAAATTATCAAGAGAACTTCAAAAGAAAATAAGTAAACAAAGTGATAAAAACTTGGAAGCAGGAATCAAAGAATATACAGATAAATTTGGAGATACATTACCTGATGTAGTTGATTGGAAAACAAAACCTCATTTTGATAATCAGAAACCATACGAAAGAATAACTGAATGGGGTATGACTTATCTAATGACAGTACCTACTAATAAAATGTCAAGAATACCTGTGTTCAAATCTACTTATTGGGAAACCTCTGCTAATTTAATTTCAGTATCTACTCCTGCTATTAAAAAACAAATACTAGATGGTGCAAAAGAAGCTGGTATTAGTTCCAAAAGAATTAAGAGATGGGATAAGATAAAATCTGCTGGAAAGAATGGTATTGATGATGCTGCTCTCATAGAGGAATTGGCAAAAGCTAAAGGTGTAGAAAAAGTTAAAGGATTATTGTATGACATTACAGAGAGTAGAAGATTTTGGGATTTAACAAGATGGATATTCCCATTCGGTAATGCCTACCAAGAGGTTATAACTACTTGGTTAGGAATAATGAGAGCTAATCCTGGTGTTGTTGCACGAACACAAACAACTTGGGCTGGTGCAACACAACCAACGGATCAATTTGAAGATACAGGTAAGGGATTTATTTATACAAATCCAACAAATGGACAAGCGATATTTAATTACCCAGGTTCAGGGATAATGCAAGACTATATGTTCAAAGATGCAGAAGAAGGTACAGATGTGAAAATTAATATGCCTGTTTATGCTGCAAGTATAAATATTGTAGGTTCAATAATGCCTGGTATAGGTCCTGTCATTAGATTTCCTGCTGCATTTATATTTAAGAACTTTCCAGAGGAAGGGTTTATACAGAAAGCAGTATTTGGAGAGTTTCCTGCTCCTGATATAACAGATCCTTCAGAGTGGACTAAGGCATTAGGTCTTAAACCAGCTTGGCTTGATAAGTTCTTAACAGTTGCATTTAACAAGGGCGAAAATACCACAGGGATATATGGCAATACTGTTATGGATACATACAAAGCATTACTTTATTCAGGACAGATTGATGACAGTACAGAAGAAGGTATGAAAGAAGGAATGGAGTTAGCATTACAAAAATCTAAAACATTATTTTTATTTAGAGCAGCAACTCAAATGATGGGTCCTGCTGGTGCTGTTTCCCCATTATACGAATTAAAACCAGAGAATATGGATTACTTTTTCTTTGAAACACTTGCTGATGAATATAGAAGTATGAAGATAGGTGCTAATTATGATGATGCTCAAGCTACTGAAGAATTTATAAATACATTTGGATTAAACCCACTTCCTTTAACAGTTGCAAAGTCTGTTTCTATTGAAAAGTTCCCAGTTACAACAGAGAGTTTTAATTGGTACAAAGAAAATAAAGAGTTATATGACCAGTATCCATTGGTTGCTTGGTACTTAGAACCAGCACCAGCTTATGCAGAGTTTAACTGGTCAGCATATAAGAAAGCATTATTAAATAACAAAAGAGCATATAGAACCCCTGAACAATGGGCTATTGCTAAGAATAAATTACTCGGTGCTGTTGCATTAAGACAGTATGAAGCAGAGATAGGGATTACAAATAATAATACTGTTGTGGCAAGAACTTTACGAAATGAAAAGAAAAAAGAATTACAGCATAGATATTGGGGTTACGGACAGCCAGAAATTGTTGGAGAACCAGCACAACCATCAATAGATATGCAGATAGAACAATTAGAGAGAATGGTACAAGATCCTTTATTAAAAGATAACTCTGTTGTTATAACAACTAAAAAATATTTAGATGCAAGGCAGCAAGTTATAGATGGATTTGTTGATGCAGGTTTATCTGAAACAATTTGGAAAAGTTCATCTAAATACATAGGTGTACGACTAGCATTAAGACAGATAGCAGATGAGTTGATGGTAGAGAATCCAGATTTTGGACCTCTATTTGACCAACTGTTATCAAAAGAACTAGAACCAGAGTTTGAAGATGATTTATTGGTAGAATTGAATAAGGCAAACAAATGAACGAAGAAGTAAAAAATTATATTTCAGACATATTGGAGTTATTAAATAATCCAATCGGTGGATCAAATAAGATTGTTCCTACTGAAGAACAAATAAATGAGTTAAATGAACAGACAACAGTACAAGATGCTATTGGGATAACTGCATTATGGGGTTGGACAGATTATAACGAGATCTGGCTTAAAGAAAATCAAACAGAACAAGTAGATATAAAAGAAATAGTACGACAAGCCCTTGCAGGTCAAGATACAAGTCCATTTATTGGTGGTCTTAGTTCAGGTTATCCAATTACATACGAAGGTAAGCCAACAACAATAGGTCAGTATGAAGAAAATTTTTATACAATAGGAGATAATACTTTTGGGTTTGAAGCATTAGCACCAGATGCAATTATGGAACTTCAAGCAGATTTAATAAATGCAGGTTTGTTAGGTCCTGCTGTTGGCGAACCATTTAGACCTGGTGTATGGCAACCATTAGTTGAAGGAAAAGTAATGTATAATTTAATGGCAGAAGCAAATATGTTAAGTCTTGGACAAGCTGAAGATGGTTGGGAGAATTTATTACAGAGTTATATAGATAATCCTGTTTCAACTGAATTTGAACCAGAGCCATACTTACCACCTGATTACAGGTCAGTATCTAATAGTATTGATGGTTTATTTGAAAATGAATTAGGTAGAAAGCCAAAACCTTATGAATTAAAGTTATTAGCTGAAACTTATCTAAATGAATCATTAAGTGCATATAAACAAGATGTAGAATTAGGTAAGCCAGTACAGGAAACTGTTACTCCAGAGATGTTAGCAAATTACGGAAACCACATACAAGAACCTGAAATAAGGGAAGAAACAGATATAGATCCTAGTGCAGCTTTATTAGATACATTTGATAGAATAACAAAAACAGAACAGGAAAGGTTAGGGAGAAATGCTGATATACAAACAAGTAATAATCTTATGCTTAATAGCATCATCTCTGCTCCAAGGTAATACTATGGCAGAGAATACACCAGCATACGATATGAATACAGATCCAGCGATAATAGATTTGTATTTGAAAGCTCTATTACAAAAGGAGAGTACAGGTAATTACAATGCTGTTCATAAGACAAGTACCATAATAGATAATAATACAGGTAAACCAATAAAAGTTCAGGCACTAGGTGGATATGGAATATTAGATATTAATTGGTATGGAACAGACACCCAGACAGCTTGGACAAAAATGGCAGGAATTGAGGGTGCAGATATAAATGATCCTAAAGCACAAGATACTGTTGCTAAGTATATGGTTCAGAAATATTTTGATAGGTTTGGTTCTTGGGATTTGGTTTCTATTGCTTGGTTTGCAGGAGATGGAGTAGCTCAAAGACTAAAAGATACAGGAACAATAAATTGGAATGTGGAAGATTCCAAAGGAACATCTATATCCCAATACATAAATGAAATGGATAAATTGTTGTCAAATGAAATGATGAACATTGAAGTACCTTTAGAGGAGTTTAGTATTCCAAAAATTCCTGCCCACGAAGGTAGAAGTCCTGGCATAGTAGGACAGTTTGGAGTACCACCAGATGATGTAAAGCAACACGCAGCAAATATACTTGATGCTATGACTAGAGCAAATGCTGGTGGGGAAAGACCGAGTGTAGGTAGATAATGGATTTAATTAAACAAATATATATAGATAATGGATTAGAGGAACTATGGAATAAGTACCTTGAAGGGGAATCTATTGATGTTGTTATTAGGCAGCTAAATAAGGATATAGGAAAAGGTAGAATCGTATTGCCTGAACCTACGCCAGGCGAGGAAGAAGCATATGCTAATATAGAAGAAATTATTGCAAAAGCAGATGCAGAAGGATTAATCCCTATACCTGGGTATAGGCGAGGAAGAACCATTGAATTGGGGATACCAGATGAAGCATACGAAGAATTAAAAATAGAAGAAAAAGAAGTTGGAACTGTTGAAGATATATATACAAAAATAGAAGAAGAAAAAGAGAATAAACAAAAAGCTGAAGAAGAATTAGAAAAGAAATTTGGTCCAATGACATCTTGGGATTCACCTGAATTAGGGTTTGCTGGGGTAGATATTGATGATAAATGGAGAAAAACCTCTATTACCGAGTATATGACCGAAAGACCTGAAGATATTAAAAGGTATCTAAAAGATACTGGAAAAGAAAAAATAGAAATCATATCAGAAGTAGAAGAATTAAAAGATGACCAAACAGGTTTTGTTTTAAGGATAGATAAAGATGGAGAACTTGAAGGTTATGATGAAAAAACTGGAAACACATTCAATCCAAAGACTTTAGAAGTAACAGGTAATGATTTTGGAAAAATTGTAACTGATGATGATGTAACTACTGATGTTGTTGTAGAACCTACTACACCAACAGGAAAAGCATACAACGCAATAGGTCAATTAGGTTTAGTAGGTCAAAGTAATGAAGGTTATGAATATAAATTCAATGCACCACCAGGACAAGGCGACAATCCAGGTGTAAGCAATATAGGAGATCCAGATCCAGATTCAGTTGCAGACCAAGGAACAGGAGATACTGGAAGTAATGCAGCTAATTCA